CGTTTTTGTTTCAGTCGCCAGGCTGCAACCTGAATCGCGACGACTTCCGATACATCGCCACCGTGGGCGCGATCGACGCGACGGGAACCATAATCACTTTCCCGGGCCTGCGCGTGCAGGCGGCAACGATCGACGCCGCGCAAGGCGGACCGACCGGCCCGTTGACCTCGGCGGAGCTCGACATTTACTTTCAGGGCGGCTACGTGGAAACCGGCGCGGGCGAAAAGCGCGACATTGTCGAGGGCAACGCGGGCGCTGATCCCGACAAGGTCCGCGTCAACATTCCGTTTCGATCGCTGGCCGTGACCGACGGCGCGAACGTGTTCGCAGGCTGCAACCTGTCGATAGCTGAATGCCACAAAAAATTCAACAACGCGGTGAACTTTCAGGGATACGCGTACATTCCCGAGATTGACCCGGCGAACACCGAACTGCCGCCGGGTACTCGGACCAGCAAAAGCAAATTCGCAGGCACGCAATAATGTGGTTCCAGTTTTTCATGTGGATAGCCTCGGTGATCATCGCCGACTACTTTCGCGAGCGGCTGCCGGCGCAAACCGCGTCCGGTCTCGGCGACTTCAACATACCGACAGCAACCGAAGGCCGCGTCGTTCCGATCATTCCAGGCGGATCGATTCGAGCCAACGCGCTGAACTGTATTTGGTACGGCGACTTCGCAGCGATCGAACGCACCGTCACGACCGGCCTGATTTTCAAAGAGGACGAAACAATCGGGTTCACGTACGAACTGGCGCTGCAGTATGCGATTTGCAAAAGCCAGGTCGCCGGAATTATTGGCGTTTGGCTCGGTGACGACGAACTGTTCAATCACGACACGGACGCGGGCGGAATTCCGCAAACGGTCGTGGACATTGACCGCGACGACCTGTTCGGCGGAACGGATAACGGCGGCGGCTTTGTCGCTCGTGTTCGCCTGTTCGACGGCAGCAACACGCAAGGCGTGTCCGCTTTTCTGACACCGCGAATCACGCCGCTGCCAGCCTATCGCGGCACGGCATACGTGATGGTCACGAACTTGGCCGAGACCGCTGGCGCCACCATCGGTGAGTCGAACAACCTGCGACACTTGCGCGTTGCGGTTCAGGCGTTCGACACGGTCGCCAACGGCGGGCTGGGCGACGTGCTGATGCTGGCCAACGATCACCACTTTATCGGCCCGGACGCGAACCCGATTTCCGTTGCCTACGATTCGTTTATCAACACGCAATGGGGCCGCTCGTTCGCGCTGTCACGTATGGACACGCCGTCCTTTGTCGCGGCGGCTGAAACGATATGGGCCGAGGGTATCGGCTACTCGCAAATCGTGGACGAGCAAACGACGATCGGTTCAATTCAGGACACGATCGAACAGCACGTCGACGGCTACATGGGACCGAACGCGAACACCGGGCGAATTGAGATGCGGCTGGCGCGTCAGGATTACGTTCTCGCCTCCGAGTATCAGGCCAACGACACGAACGTCATGCGGGTCAAAAAGTGGAATAAGGGCGATTGGTCGCAAACATACAACCGAATCCGGCTGCGCTACACCGACCGCGCGAAGCAATGGAAAGAAACTCATGCCGTGGAACTGGCGAGCGGCAACCGAATCATTCAGGGCCGAACGGTCACGAAAGAATTGCGGTATCAGGGCGTACACACGGCGGCTGTCGCAAGTTTGATTGCGGCCAGGTCGAAGCGTTCGCTCGCAGTACCGACCAGCGGCGGCACGATCGTTCTCGATCGCACGGCGTACGAGCTCCGGCCCGGGCAAGTGTTCAGTTTCACGAGCGCGAAAGTCGGCGAGACTGACCTCGCGGTACGCGTGACGAAATCGACAATCGGAAACGTGGGCCGTGGCGAGATTGAAGTAGAAGTCGTCAGCGACCTGTTCGACACCGAAATAACAAACCAAGCGATCAACCCGCCGTCTGATTTCGTGCCACCGATTCAGGTCGTGGTCGCGTTTCTCGCTGCCGACCAAGCCGCGTTCGAGGCGCCGTTTATTCTCATGCGATACAACCCGACGCCGAACAGCGTGCCGCGAATCGCGACGCTGGCGCGCCGTGAGGTCGGTAACACGCCGACCGAGTACGAGGTGATACGACGCACGCGGAATCCTCCGGCGGCGTTTGCTGGCGGCTACACGTCGACCGACTTTGTCTCGGGCGGTTTCACAACCGTCGGCACGTTGCGAAACATCGAGGGCGCATGGACGAGCGGCAACGGCGGGCTGTCGATGCAGCTTGACCCGATCGGCGCCGAATCGCTCGACGGGCTGATTGATACTTACTCGCCCGGACCCGGCAACGCGGCGGGCATCGCGGTAATTTCGCCCGGCCTGGCCGACGAGGAGTTCGTCATCTTTGACGAAATCGTTCAGGACGGCGCAGGGATCCGCCTTGAAAATGTATGGCGCGCGGCGATGGATACGCCGTGGCTGGCGCACGCCGCCGGTGCGCGTATTTGGTTTATTTGGACGGGCGGTTTGGGCCTCGGCTCCGAGCTATACAACATAGGCGACGGCGTCGACATGAAGTTTCTGCCGACCTCACCGACCGACGCTGTCCTCGAACCGGCGGCCACGTCGTTGCCGGAAGTCTCAATGGACGAGAATACCAGCACGCGAAACGACAAACCGCTGCTGCCAATTTCGGCCACCATCAATTTGCAGGTTTTCCCGACGGCGGTCGACTTCGAGTATCTGATCGTTGCCGGACCGAACGCCGGAGTGGCCGGTGCCGAAGTTTTCCCGACGCTGCGCGATTGGCGCAACCAGAACATTCTCGGCTCGGTTATGGGCCTCGACTTCAATCAGACCGGCTTCAATCCCGCCGACGTAACAGCCGACGCGCTGGAACTCGCGTGGTGGCTGCACGACCTCGACACAAACCCGACAGCACCGCGAACCAGCGCCGTGGCGTTGTCCGCCGGTTACGTTTCGCAGGCGACAGCCAACGACCAGTTCGACGTTTTGAAGTCGGCGATGATTGCCGGAGGCGCGGTCGGATTTTCGTTTGCGGCCCGCCTGGAAATCGAGACACGGCATAGCCCGACAGCTGTCCCGGCTTTGCAAGTGAGCCACCGCACAATGGATTTGGACTTTGTCGCGTCCGGCATTTTCAGCGTGTTGCCCGAGTCGCAGGCGTTCTATTCTCGATTCAACGGCGCGGACGCGGCGACGGTCGCGCAGGACGTTAGCCCGTACGCTCGCCAGATCGCTTTCAGCACCGGCGCGCAAATCGACACGGCGCAAAGTGTTTTCGGCGGTGCGTCGTTGCTCGTCGATAACACGGTCGGCGGCGTTTACTCGCCAGCGGTTCGCACGTTCGATATGCGCGGAGACTTCACGATCGAATGCCGCCTCCGCTTCACGTCCGAGGCCACGTTCCCGATGATTTTCGAGCAATGGGACGGGGCCGTTGAGCGCGGAATTCAGGTTTACTACCAGCCAATTAACGACACGTTCTCGTTCAATTTTTCGACCAACGGCACGAATCTGTTCGCCCAAGCGTTGCACACCGGCACGTTCGTCCCGGTCCTCGATACATGGTACGCATTCGCGCTCGTCAAAAAGGGTACGACCTGGCATTGCTATATCGACGGCGCGGAACTGTCGGCGCCGATTTCGCAGGCTTCGGTTTACTGGCGGAGCTCAAGCGATTTCATTATCGGCGGCGGCGGCGACGCGACGAACTTTTGGGACGGCCATATCGAGGAGTTCCGCATCACGCCAGCGGCGCTTTATACCGAGGCCAGCTACACCGTTGCGCTGTTAGAGTTTCAGCCCGGAAGTTCGGCGTATCCGTTTCTCGCGCACATGGAGGGATTGCTCAACGACACGAATTATCCGAGCGACGACCCGAACCACTTCGACCTGGCCAGAACCGGCACGAGCGTGATCGACACGGCGCAGTTCAAATTCGGCACGGCGGCGTTCCGATTCGACGGCGTGAACTCGTTGACAGATTCGGTGTGCGACGGCGCAAACATAACCGAGACATTGACACCGCTGACGCACGCGTCGTTCGACTTCAAGCGCGCCGACTTCGGCTTTGAATGTTTTTTCCGTTTGAACGCGCTGCCGTCAACTAACCCGTCCGAGGGCGCAGGCATGAACCTGCTCGGCAAATACAACCGGGGAACCTCCGGCGGGATGGATTGGTTTTGGTGGCTACCGAGCGACAATATCAGCGTGGCATTTGATCGCAGCCTCACGGGCGCGATTTCCAGCCAGCAAGTTAGCACCGCACCGCTCGGCCTCACGTTGGCGACCGGCGTTTGGTATCACATCGCACTCGTCCGAGTGGGCAACGATTTGCACCATTATTTCGAGGGCGTGCGGATTGGCTTGGAGGTCGATTGGTTCGTGGCAACCCCGGATATGTGGAACAACGACAGCCCGAGCGGCGGCCACAACAACGTGACGATCGGCAAAAACGGCGGGCCGACCGTCGCAACGCGGAAGCGTGCATTCAACGGCTGGATTGACAACGTAAATATCGAAAAGCGGGCAATCTATAACGGCAGTTCGTACACGATCCCGACAGCGCCAACGCCAACGCCGCCCGACGGCCTGTCACTGGACCCGGACGACCTCGGCCTGTTGTGGCTGGCGGACGGTCCGAGCGATTTGTTCACGACCGACGCGACGATTCGCACCGACGATTTGCGCGGCGCCTGGATTTTGTTTGCAGGCAACGCACGGATTGAGGACGCGATCACCGCCGGGACGTTCGGGCCGGATAATTTCACGGTTCACTTCGACGGCAACGGCGACTACATCGCAATTTCTCGCAGCGAGTCGATGTATCTCGACGACGACGACTTCACGATCGAAGCGCGCGTCTGGTTCCAAACGCTACCAGTGACGCAAGGCGGAATGAACGTGATTTCGCAATGGCTCA